TTGACTGATGGAATCAACACCACGACGAATCAGCTAGTCGATGCTGGCACTTTATCAAATCGTCAAGGCGGTTGGCTAGCTAAAGGCTTTAGGCGCAAGATGGGCGATTCAGCGTTCAAGCCTGGACAATGGAAACAGACAGGTATATCAGCCCAAGATTTACGCAATGGCATTGTTCCGTTACCGGTTAAAGAGCCAAGTCAAACATTATTCGCATTAATGCAGTTCATGATTAGTTCATCACAAGAGCTATCAGCATCAGCAGACCTAACTCAAGCGTTAGGAGCCAACGCACCAGCAACAACCACGCTTGCACTAGTCCAAGAGCAGCAGCAGTCAGCAGGCGCTATTATATTGCGTATTTACCGGGCGATGACATCGGAGTTTAAGAAGTTATTTATACTTAATTCTAAGTTTTTAGATCCGCAAGATTACCAGGAAGTGCTGGACGATTCAGAAGCTAACTTTGAAACTGATTTTGATTTACGTCGAATGAACATTACCCCGGTTGCTAACCCTGAAATATCAAGTAAAATACAGCGCATTCAACAGGCTCAAGCAGAGCTTAGTCAAGTTGAGTTGGTGGCTAGTGTCGGCGGTAACGCAAGGGTTATTGTCAAAAACTTTTACGAGTCAATTGGCGCTCAAAATGTTGATGAGATATTCCCAGAAGAAGATCCGCAACAGCAATTACAGCGTTTATTGTCCGAAAACCCAGATTTAGCCGAGTTAATCAGTGGAGAAGCTGAACGACTCGACCTAATAGCAGCGGCACAAGCAGACGCAGCAGAACGCGAGCAAGAGCGACTTGACGCAGAAACAGCAAGCAAGCTGGACAAAGAAGCATCGGAAGTAGAAAAGAACGAATCAGTAAGAATTCTTAATCTCGAAAAAGCCGAGACTGAGGAATTAAATAATTCAATATCTACCTACACAGCGGAGTTAGATTTGGATAACAAAGAGCTACAAAACCAGCAGGTATTGCAGCAATTAAACGAGCCACAGGAGCTTACAAATGACAGTACTAACCAAGCAGGATTTACAGGATTGGAATAGCCACCCTGTAACACAAATCATCTTTAAGCAGATAAAAGAACAATTGTTTGATTTAAAGATGGAGTCAACGGTTAAATCAACAGTTGATGAGACAGCAATGGCAACCGCTAAGCAAGAGGGCATAGCCGAAGGCGCAGATTCTCTCGTTGAGGCTTATGAGTTATTAATGGAGAATGCGGAATGATGGAAGTTACTGTAAATAAATCAGTTGGCGCTGGTGATCTAATCACTGAAAAAGATATACATAAATATCCTACCTATCCATTAGGGCATTACGTCCTAGTCAAGCTTATCCCGGTACAGTTCAAGTCTTTAGGCGGCATAATCGTAATGTCAGAAAAAGAAGTGAAACGCGAAGAAAACGCGGGTGATGTGGCTGAGATTATAGCGTTTGGGCCAACTGCTTACCAAGGCTTTGCCAACTGCAAAACTCCCGGAGATTGGGGCGTTAGCGTTGGTGATACCGTAGAGTTGAGCGGCCGATACGATGGCAAGAAGTCCAGGCTTGGCGATTACGATCCGAAATATAAGAACCTACGTTATATTTTAGATGATGATATCGTCGGCGTATTAAGCAAAGAAATAGTTAAGCAACTTATTACAGAGGATAAGTAAATGAGCGATGCACAAGAAAACATCGAGCAAGAAGTTGATTTAGAGGCGTTAGCTAATGCCGAAAATCAAGAAGAGCAGCAGGAAGAAATCAAACTATCAGATTTTGAACAAAAACAATTTGATCAAGGTTGGCGTCCTCTTGATGATTTTACCGGGCCTGAAGAAAATTGGAAAACCGCCAAAGAGTTTCAGCGTGATGGCGAGTGGCTGGCTAAACTCAGGGAAAAAGACCAACGATTAGATCGGATTGAAAAAGACTTTAATGATCGCTTAGAAAACACCAACAAGCTCCACGAAGCGCGGCGAGATGCCGATATTAAGAAACTCAAGACGCAGCAGCGTGAAGCTGTTGATACGCAAGACACTGATTCTTTCGATCGCGCACAGGCTGAAATTGACGATCTAGAAAAGCAGGAAGTAAAAACAACCACCACCCCGGCGGTGCCAAATGAAGATCCTACTATTACCGCATGGAAAGCGAAAAACTCTTGGTTCGAAGACGTAAACGATGAGCGCGGCGGCGTAGCTGTTAGCATTTGGAACTCTTACTTTCAAACTAACCCGACTGCATCTAACGAGCAGGCGCTAAAACACATTGACACTCGCATTGCCAGGTTATACCCGACAAGCAATGAAAACCCTCGTCGTAATCAACCAAATAGCACCGAGAACAACACCAGGCGAGCGAGCAGGCAAAGCAAAGGCTTATCAATGAGTGATTTAACCGGCGTTGAGCGCCAAGAGTGGAATCAATTTGGCTCTATGATGTTTACCGAAGCTGAATTCTTAAAAACCGTTGCCGATACGAGGACTAAATAATGTCTAGATCAGATAAAGCACATGGAAACAAAAAACGACCTACCCGCACCCCAATGACCGGTGGTAATAAATTACACGTACCAGATCAATATAAAAGAAAAGGTTTTCAACCATATTGGGCAGTTGATCGCAAGGGTATGATTGAGCAAATGGAGGCGGCCTGGTGGGAAAAAGTCACCGACAATGACGGCAAGCCAATAACAGCTCCCGCCGGTGGTGGTGAAACTCATTACTTAATGGAGATTGAGCAGAAGTATTATGACGAGGACATTAAACGTCAACAAGATCTAAACATTGACACCACAGCAAAACAAGCGCAAACCCTCGGTGAAGACGAATACGTACCAATGGGTAAGTCCAAGGTGGTAGAAAGAGAGATTATTTAGTCAAATTTGCCAACTTGTGGTAAAATAGGTTAATATCAGTCAATCGTGTTATAGAAAATAATGCGATTGGCTTACAAAATAATGAACAAGTGATCGCTTTTATAGAGATAAGAGCCTATCCCAAACCAATACCTGGCAAGACAATTCCGGATTGATTTGTAAAACTAACGCTCATAATGGGTTTTATTTATACTTTTTAATTGGAGAATTGTTATGGCTGGTGGATTCCGCCCCGTACAAGACCGTTCAGGTCATAGCTACACAGGTAAGATTGAAACTTACGCTGTAGACGCTGCACACGCCACTTTGTTAGCAGTTGGTGATCTCGTTATTGAAACGGGCAACCTAGAAGCTTCAAGCGGCTTATCAGAAGTCGATGCGATTAGCGCTGGTACAACTAATTTAATTACCGGTGTTATTGTTGCTGTCGATTTTAACATGTCAAATTTAGAGCAAAAAGGATTACCAGCATTAACAGCCGGTAAAGTTAAAGTTGCTGTCGATAAAGATCTATTATTGGAAGCTGAAACATCAGGCGGCACTTTTGCGCTAACCGATGTTGGCGGCAACTTGCCAGTAGTAGTAACAGCGGCAACCGCATCAGGTGGTCTGGTTAATTCAAACATGACTATCAACGCAACAGGTAACGCAATTAGCACAACTGAACAAATCCGGATCGTAGGTGTTAAAGATTCCGACGTGCTTACATTCCCCGCAGCAATCGGGACAACCTTGATTTGTCGAATAAACGAATCAACCAATGACGCAGTAGGAGTTTAATCATGACTGGTGTAATTACAACAGGTAATATTAGTCGCCTACTAGTTGAAGGCGTAAAAAATGTATTTGGTCAGGCGTATGAATCACATCCCACACAATGGACCATGCTTTTTAACACTGAACAGTCGAAAAAAGCATTCGAGCAAGATCAGCAGTTCGAAGGTTTCGGGCTGGCACCGGTTAAGCAAGAGGGTGCTGGAGTTGCTTACGATTCCCAACAAGAAGGCTTTAGCCCTAAGTTTCAAAACTTAACTTACGCTAAAGGTTTTATTGTGACCAAAGAAGCGATGGACGATAACCTTTATCAGTTATTTACCAGGCGCGCTCGCGCACTTGCTTTCTCTATGCAACAAACAAAAGAGAATGTTGGCGCTAACATTTACAATCGCGGCTTTAACTCTGCATTCCTAATGACCGGTGGCGATGGTGTCGAGTTGTTTTCAACCGCTCACATTAACGGGCCATCCGATCCAACCACGTTCAGCAATGAGCTAGCAACCCCGGCGGCATTATCTGAAGCATCGTTAGAAGATTTGCTAATCCAAATTAATGAAGCAACTGATCCCCGTGGTTTGCGGATTGCTTTACGAGGTGAGCGTTTGATTGTACCGCCTAAGCTTGGCTTTGAAGCAGAGCGTATTTTAAACTCTGTACTTCAGAACGATACCGGCAATAACGCGATCAATGCTGTGCGTTCAACTGGTATGCTTCCTGCTGGTCACATGGTTAATAACTATCTGACAAGTAATACAGCCTGGTTCATTAAGACCAACGCTCCGGACGGTATGAAGTATTTCACTCGTCAAGATGTTGAGTTTGATCAAGATATGGACTTCGGCACTAGTAACGCACGATTCAAAGCGAGTCATCGTGATTCGTTCGGTTGGTCTGATCCTCGCGGAGCTTATGGTTCGGCAGGCGTTTAAACTTTAACAATACTGGTGGGCATCCCAGCCGGGTGTTCACTGCTTCTAAAATGAGGTGGTATCATGGCTACAGGCACAAACTTTTCAACGGGCTTAGTCGCTCGTAAAAAATTCAGCGGCTCAACAGCGGCGGCTGACAACTCACGACTTAA